TCGAAATGGAAGCCGAAATATACGTGGGTGCCACCAAGGAGGAACAAGCTCGTTTGTGTTGGGAACAGGCCAAAATGTTTATCGAAAGTCCGGTGGCAAATCCTGCGCTTCGCCAAATGGGTTTTTATGCAATGCAACGAATAATCGGTTTTCGCAAAACCAATTCTAAAATGCGAGCTTTAGGAGGTGATTCCAAAACACAGGATGGAATCAACTGCCACGTGGGTATAATTGACGAATACCACGCCCATAAAGATGATACCGTCAAGGAAAACCTTGAATCGTCCACCGTGCAGCGCACACAAGCCCTTATTTATCACATCACCACGGCAGGATCCAACGTGCAATCGGCTTGCAAGCGTTACGAAGAATCCGTTATCGAAGTGCTCGAAGGCCGCAATGTCGATGACCATCTTTGGATAATGATCCACGACATCGACCAGGAAGATCTACAAACCGAAGAATCTTGGGAAAACAAGGAATTATGGCAAAAAGCCAATCCGTTATTGGGTGACGGACTCGATATTGACGCTATCGAAAAAGAATTCATCAAAGCAATAAACCAGCCGTCAAAAATTAGAAATTTCAAGACTAAAAACTTGAATATGTGGGTCGATCAGGAATTCGACTGGATTTACAACGAAATCTGGATGAAAGGCAAAGTCGATGACCTGCCATTGGAAAAATTCATAAAAAACGGCTCTTATGCCGGATTGGACCTTTCTACAACCACCGATTTAAGCGCTTATGTCATTCTTTCGGAACCGGACGAACTCGGAAATCGTTACGCAAAGTTTTACCTTTTTTGTCCAAAAGACACCATCGTAAAGCGTTCCAAAGAAGATCGCGTGCCTTATCAATATTGGGCCGATATGGGCTACATAATTGCAACGCCCGGTAATGTCATCGATTACGACATTATCGAAGAAACCATCAACAGGACCTATCATTTACACAAAGTCATTCGCTTGGAATACGACCGTTACAACGCCACCCAATTAATCCAGGGATTACAAGAAACAGGATTGAATGTTTCCGAATTTTCGCAAGCTATTGGTACAATTTCGGCACCTACCAAAGAATTCGAAAAACTGGTTTACGAAGGCAAAATAAAACACGATGGAAATCCTGCCGTGGCTTGGATGCTCGCTTCCTGCGTGATTTATGCCGATGCCAACGAAAATATAAAAGTACACAAAGGCCGTTCCGGCGCAAACGGTCGCCGTGTCGATGGAATCATTGCCTTGATTAATGCTCTTGGTGGCTCGATGTCCACACCCGAAGAAACCAACGAAAGCTATTACAACAACCCCGATGCCGAATTCACCTGTTAATCCTTAATCTAATAAAATAATATGAATCCAGCCGAAGAAAATGCCTTGCGAATCCACATCGAAAAACTCGAAAAACAAGTTGCCGAAATGCAAAAACTATCAACCCGAAAAGGTTTTTATGACGAATATTTCAAAGAACTCAAAACAGCCAAATCCAATGTCGAAGCCTTTAATAATGTCAATGAACGCTATCACTCCCTTTTCGGAAACTACCGTTATTCCGATTGCAACTCCTTCAAAGTAATGTCAAACTATTATAACAACAAATCAAAATGAAAATATTACGAATAATCCTTATAACATTTCTAATCGCCTTTGCCACAAGTTCACTCCTCGAACTCGAATTTTTCGAACAAAATCCAGTTCGGTATTTCCTGGTAGTTTTGCTAATCGCCATCGAATTGGCGACCGGATATTTTTACATCAAATCTGAAATTAAAAATCTAAAATAAATGGATAATTGGATAGAAATAATGCCTGAAAGCAATTTGCCTATAAAAGGACAATATTTTGCTTTTTACAAAAAAGAAAAAAAAGTAACAGCAATCGATTTTGATCCTGATAACACAATCGATAGAAATTTATTTAAAAAATTCTTTTCTCACTATCAAAAAATCGAACCACCGAAACCACCTGAAATAAATAATCCGCGTTCCAATAAAAAAAACATTATGTCTGAAAACCTCAAAGCCGAAAACCTCGCAAAAGCAATCCGTTTGCTTCCCAACGCAAAAACGTATCAACCAGCAACCGTAACGGTAATGGTGGGTAAATTAAAATACACCTTCGAAAAAACAAAAAATGAATGGTATTATAAATTTTAGAAAAACTTTGTGCTTTAGCGACTTCGTGGCAAAACAAAATCTTAATTCTTAATACTTCAATCTTAATACTCACAAAGTTAAATAATTTAACCATTTAAGCAGCACCGTTAAAATACTTTTACCCAATAATATACGGTAAAATGAGTTTAAACGGTGCTTTTGGCGAAATGTTTGCAACCCAAAAAAGAAGTACATCCAGTACCTCCTATTTCGGTGGCTTTGGCAATTTCTTTTCTTCCGGCAATGGCTCATTTTCTTCAATGCCATACAAAAAAGCATTAACGCTCACGGCTGTTTTCAATGCAATCGAGCAAATCTCAAACGACATAGCGAAAATCCCTTTTTCGGTAAACCGCAAAGTAGGGAATAATCGTGAATCTCAACCGAATCACCCGGCGCATCGATTGATTTCGTATGCGCCAAATTCGTTGATGACCACCTTTATTTTCCGCAAAACAATGGCAATATCCTTGCTAACCCGTGGAAATGCCTTGGCAAAAATCGTTTACGACAGCATAGGAAATCCAGTTGAAACCATCTTTATCGATTGGGACAAAGTTACAAATATCCGTGTCAAAAATGGCGAAAAAGTTTTCGATGTAACAGGTTACGGAACGCTCTTGGCTTCCGAAGTATTGCACTGGATGCACTTCACGCTAGATGGTATGGTGGGCGTTGGTCCAATAACTTACGGTGCGCATCAATTAGGAATGGCTATCGAAGTGCAAACTTATTCTTCTTTGAATTTCGAAAACAAAGGAATTAGTCAAGGAATAATTCAATCCGAAAAACAACTTAATCCAACGGCAAAAACTAAAATTGCAACAGGTGTTCAGGAATCAATAGCGTTTAAATCGATTACTAAAGTAGCAGTTTTAGATGAAGGAATGACCTATCACCCGATAGCGATCACGCCACAGGAAATGCAGATTATAGAAACGGCAAAATTCACGGTAGAGGAAATCGCCCGTATCTTTAATATTGCACCGCACAAAATCAAGTCGTTGCAGCAATCGACAAATAATAACATCGAGCAACAATCCCTGGACCACGTTTCCGATACTATCCAACCATACATCACCAATATCGAACAAGAATATGCCAAAAAGCTGTTCACTGCCAAAGAACTTCTAGCGGGTTTTTACGTGCGTGGCAATATGAAAGTTCTATTGCGTGCCGATATTAAATCGCAAGCGCAATGGATTTCTTCAATGATTTATTGCGGCGTAATGACAAGAAATGAAGCTCGACAATTAGAAGATATGAATGATGGGCCAGCATTCTTGAACGAACATTTGACACCTACAAATCAATTCATCGAAGAACAAATTCAACAAAATTTAAAAGACAATAAAGATGGAAATTAAGGATTATATCAAAAATATAGAAGGAGCCGAAAGGCGATATTTTGTATCTGAAGTTCGTTCATCTGCCAATGAAGGGAAAGCTTCAGTTGTGGAAGGATATGCTGCAAAATTTGATTCGGTAACTACTATTGGATATTATTATCCATACGAAGAAGAAATTGCGCAAGGTGCTTTTGATGATATTTTGAATGACGATGTACGTTGTCTTTTTAATCACGATCCAAACTATATTTTGGCGCGTTCAAAAGATGGAAAAGGCACATTGAGATTAGAAGTTGATAGCACTGGTCTTAAATATTCTTACGATTCGCCTAAACGAAGCTTTGCAGATGATTTATTGGATGCAATAAGCGAAGGCGATGTTTCGCAATCTTCTTTTGCATTCAAAATAAAAGAACAAAAATGGACTTTCGGCGATCCGGTAAAAGGCACTTTAGATAAGCGTACTATTTTGAAGTTCGAAAAATTATATGACGTTTCGCCTGTGACTTATCCGGCTTATGCCGATACCGAAGTGGCAAAAAGAAGTATGGAAGAAAGTCGAAAAATAGAATTTCCTGAACAACGTTCGGACAACAATAAAGAGCTACAAGCTTTTGAGGCTCAATTAATTATTAACCAAAATTTATAAAAGCAAATGAAAAAATCTGCTGAATTAAGACAAGAACGAGCCTTAAAAATCAAGGCTCAACAAGATTTAACAGCCACGGCAACGACTGAAACTCGTGCGTTGAATGCTGAAGAAACAGTTTCGTTTCGTTCGATGCAAACCGAAATTGACGCCTTAACGGGTCAAATCGAAATAGCTGAAATGGCCGAAGCCAACCAACGTTCGTTGGAAGGATCTCAAAACACGGATTTTGTTCCTGAAGGACAACAACGTCAAGCCGAAAAACCTGTATTTTCTTTACACCGTGCCATTCGTTCACAAATGACGGGCAGTGGCGTGAAATTGGATGGTCCTGAATTGGAAATGCACGAAAGAGCAATGAAATCGGCGGCTAAAGCAAATATCCCGACTTCTGGATTCGGACTCGAAATGCGTGCGACTTCGCAAACGGTTACTGGTGATACAGGAACTGCCGGTGGTAATTTGGTGGCAACCAATTTGCAGTCTCCAATCGACTTTTTGCGTCCTGAACCATTGATGAAAAAGTTAGGTGCAAGTTACTTGACAGGATTGACTGGTAATTTGCGTTACCCAAAAAATGAAGGTGGAATCGTGGCAACCTGGGAAGGTGAAACCGACACGACTGATCCAACGGCTAATCTTTACGGTTACGTAGATTCATTGCCAAAAAGGCTTTCAGTGACCGTGCCAATTTCCTTGCAAAACTTGATGCAGTCAAGTATCGATTTGGAAGGATACCCATTCACTTCGCCCGATTTGTCCATTATGTAGTTCAAATCGCCAGCTGCGTGTTTTGTTTTTTTCAACTTACCACGAGTTTGAGGATTCACCACGTAAGACATTTTAGCCGAAGAAGCATTCGCTACAAAAATTCCTGTTTCAGCATCAACAATCATATCCCAAGTTGGAGCAGATCCATTCGTGTCCGTTGCCACAGAATTCGTTCCCGAAG